GCTTGAGCGGTAACTGTGCCATACAAAGACATGTGTGAATTAATGTGTGCGTCATGATCTTGCCCAGCAAAAGCTTGTTGAGGCAATCCTGTAATCAGCCCTGCGTTCTCACTTGCAGGATCCATGGGCTGTGGCTGTGGAGGGGGTGGCAATAACTGTTCAATGTTTTGCACTCCCATGGCCGCGTACATTCTTCTATAAGCTTCATGAATACCATTCGGGCCATGAATCTCTGGATTGCTTTGTACTGTTCTCAATAACTCTTGAGCCATCATGACTCTTTGAGACATAGAGAAAGTATTCGGATCTGATATTGGTAAGACGTCTACACGCTCATCGAAGTCCACAGCCTTGATGGTCTGATTACCATTGGCTGTGTTGTACGGATAAGCAGGTGGCAAGTATTCAGCAAAAACCTTGGATAAGATTTCAAACTCAATTCTTTGAGATGCATGCAATCTTTTGTGGATTGCAGACATAACTCTTGTGCCACGCTCAAGTAGAGCAACCGTTGTACCGACTGGCGCATTTTGATTCGCATCACCAACTTGCATATCAGCAATAGATGCGAAACGCCGACCACTATCAACAAGGATTCCCAGGAGAGAGAGGAGAGTTTGAGAAGGTTCCTTGAACGGTAACGGTACAAAGGCGTCTCGCAAACTTCCACCCGGAGCGTCCATGTCTCTGAACTCACCTGGCTGTAAAGGTTGATCGTCATTGCGAATACGGATTCCACGAGCCTTAAAGCCAGCTGGTAAATTAGATAAAGTACCAGAGTCAATAAGCTGACGCAGAATAGAGGTCGAGGCTTTTGACAAGCCTCCGATCATGTGGGTTAAACCAAAGCCATAGAATCCTAGGCCTGGTAAAAATTTGTAATGCACAAAGTAATTGATGCGTTCTTTTAACGGATCATTCTCTTTGTAGTTTCTTCTGATGGACAATACTTTGCCATTGGCCATGGTGACGATGTATGGCAACTTGATGCCAGTCTCTTCACCTTCAGCGTTCATGTCTTCAAAGCCCGGTATGTCTAACTCGACATGGGACTCAAAGACTTGACAAGTATCATCGTCTGAATAGCTAGGCTCAACGCCCTGTAACTTATCGATCTCTTCTTGGATATCGTCAGTTTCATCTGGGTTGGTTGTGCCATAGTTTAGTTCTACATCACGATAAAAACCGATTTGTTGCAGCTTGCGTATTTCATTCATGGACATGTTAATCACATGAGTGATTCTTGTCGCGCTGTGTAAGTCAGTTGCTCCGTAAGGAACAATCAAGTCTTCACTTGGAATGAACTTAGAAACTGCTCTGCCTAAGTTTTGATCGTAATATACTTTTCTAAAAGCTGAACCACTCAGTGGTAGATAGAACAACATTTGATCTGTCTCAGAGTCATACTCACGCATGACTTGCATCAACTGATAGTTCATAAATTCTTGTACGCGTGATGCTTGTTGTTCTGTTTCAGGTGTGGCCATGCCAACAACCTGTGTCTTGACTGGACCTTGAGAAGGTAACAGCTCATTGTACGCTTGAGCTTGGAACTGAGTTACTGACTCAGCAAGGAGTGGATGCATAACACCAGAAGCTCCCTCAAAGGGTTGCGTTCTTTCTTCGTAGTTCATGCCAAGATACTCTAGGCCATCGCGGTAGGTTTTCTCCCACTCTCTGCGTGACTCTTTGTCAGCATCGATGTTGCCCATCAAATCATTTTTGACTGAGTTTAATTCTCTATCATCAATAATATCAGCAAGGTTGGCATAGAAGTCTGTGTCTTCTACAACTGGAGCGGGCATGCCAAAAGCAATACTTCCATCATCTAATTGCTCAAAGTTATCGAACTCAGGTTGATCTTCTTGAACATCAACTTCAAGCTCCATGCCTTTGGATCTATCTCTAACTTTAAGGTCTACTTGATCCTCAATGGTGATTGCTTTTTCTACTGCCATTTATCTTTTTCCTATAAAAGCTTTGCCATGACCTTTTATGGCTATGCCACCGCCTTTCATTTTTCTTGGAGAAATTTTACTGCTTTTAGCAAACTCTTTTTCCATTCGAGCAGCATAAGCCTTTGTTTGATCTTCTCTTTCTTTTCTTCTTTTTGTTATAGCTTTATCTGAAAAAAACTCATCTCTTTTTTCTTTACTCTTTATTGACTTTTGATCTTTGCTTTTAAGATCTTTCATCCTTTTGTCAAATTGTTTTTTACGTTTTATTTTTTTTATTTCTTTTGCTGGCTTATCAATAAAATCAACAATAGATTCAAGAAGTTTTTTCTTAGCCATTACTGCTTACCTGTAAATGCTTTACCGTGTCCCTTGATGGCAATGCCACCACCAGCCATTTTCTTCACCGGCTTCAATGGTGGAAACTCTTTGTCAATTGCTTTTTGAATATCTGGATCGTCAGACTTTATTTTAATCTTTCCTGTTCTAATTCTGTCAGCAGTTTTCTTTGAAACATCCTTCATTGAATCTATGAACTTTTTCTTTTTCGACATCTTGACCTCTAATAATAAACTCGTTGTCTAGGAATTGGCTCTTCATCATCTTCATCAGAATCCAATCGCACAAAGTTACCTTGACGAAATCTTAGTATAGCCTGTGTTGTCGAATCTACAAAGTCATCATTCTCTCCATAAGGAAAGGCTGCACATTCCTCTATGACCTCCTCTGCAAAGATGGCATCAGGAGCCCACACCATCCCTGCTTCAAACACAGGAGATGCGCTGTGCACTCTAG